CACGCTGGCCGCAGTCCCCGGCTTGCTCACCATCGCTTTGCCCGACGGCGTCACCGATGTGCTGTCGATCTCCATCGACGGACAGGGCAGCATCGATTACATGAGTGTTGGCGTGTTCAATGCCCGCTACGGCAGCACGCAAGGCCAACCGCGCAACTACACCGTGATCGGTGATGACATCTATCTCGGTCCGACGCCCGATGCGGCATACGACCTGAAGGTAGCACTGCGCTCCACGCTGCCCACCCTCACTGAAGCCCCGACCGGCCAGAACTGGCTGATTGTCGCTCATCCGAGCCTGTACCTCGCCGCAACCATGTGCGAAGTCTGCATGTACACCAAGGACACCGCAGCGTTGCAAGTGTGGGAGCAGAAGTATCAAAACGCGCTCTCGCTAGTCAACGGCACCGATAGCAACGTGGCTAGCTCGCTCGCCATTCGTCCCGATACCACGACCCCATAAGGACACATCATGACCGTTGAAACCGGCACCTCCATCGGTGACCTCGATCCGCAGAAGCCCGGCCCGACCGATCCCAAGTCGGAAGGCGACGACCACCTGCGGCTGATCAAGTCGATCCTCAAGATCACGTTCCCGGCCTTCACTGGCCCGATGCCCATCGCGCACGACCAAGTAGCGAGCAAGGACTTTGTGATTCAGACAGCGTTCAACGCGGCATTGCCAGCGCAGCCGGGCGGACCGCTGTCGTACGCGCTAACAACGGTGAATGGCTCTGCTTCTTGGAAGCGTAGCGACATCTTCAATGACGCCGAACGCCTCGCGCAGGCACAAGCAATTGCACTTTCTTTCTAAGGAGCCAACATGGCAATGACCAATATCGCTGCCTTCGCGCAGATCCCGAAAACTGCAAGTGCGGTCGCCGCGCTCGCGTTATCCAACATCACCACCGATTCGCCAACCGGCGCCGTGCTTCTGATGACGGCAGGCGCGAATGGTTCGATCCTGACCCGCTTGATGGCCCTGCCGCGCGCCACGGTCTCCGCATCGAGCCTGTGCCTGTTCCTTAGCAATGACGGCGGCACAACCCTGCGTCTCATCGACTCGGAAACCATGCCGATCCAAACGGTTGCCACTGGCTCGGGTATTAACGAAACCATCTTCGCCAACTACAGCGAATCCCGTCCGCTGCGTCTCGGCGCGGGCGACAAGCTGTATGTCGGCACTCAGGTGGCCCTGGCTTCCGGCATTGTCTTCCGCGCCGAATACACGGACTTCTGATCATGGCATACCCATACGGAACACAGGGAACGCCAGCTATCGGTGGCGGCATTCCAGGCTTGCCGCGTAGGGGCAACAGCCGAGGCGAAATCACATGGGCCATTCCCGGCACATACATCTGGACCGTTCCCGACGACTTCCCTGCTGATGTAGTGCATGCAGTGGCTATCGGAGCAGGCGGCGGATGCTACTACTCGGGCACCGTAGAGACCTCCAGCGGCGCTGGCGGTGCGCTCGCATGGGCTAACAATATTCCGGTGGTTCCCGGTCAGCAAATCACTGTTGTTGTTGGCGCACCAGGACGTGGTAGCACCACCTCAGCGACCGCAGGCGGGGATAGCTATTTCGCCAGCATAGCGACTTGCGCAGCGGGAGGCGGTAACGCAGGTGCCGCCGGCATCACTGCAAATGGCGGATCCGTTTTAGCTGGTACTGGTGGGTTCGGTGGAAGCGGCGCGAGGTTTGCAGGCTCCAACGTCAGCGCAAGCGGCGGGGCCGCTGGAGGCTACAGTGCAAGCGGCGGCGCAGGCGTCGCGGGAACTACGAACGCAGGCGGGAATCCTGGTAACGGCGGCGGCGGAGGGTCCGGCGGGATCAACCCAGCATCCTCTGGAAATGGACATGGAAGTGGTGGCACGGGTGTCTTTGGTGCTGGCAGTTCTGGTGCTGCGGGGACCTCCTCCACAGGCGGGGGCGGAGGCTCGGGCGGGCAGGATGGAACTGCTACTACCTCTTCCGCGCCCGGAGTGCCCGGCCTATTTGGTGCTGGCGGCGGCGGCTACAACGGCTTGTCCGGCGCTGCCTCACCCGGTGCGGGCGGTTGTGTCCGCATTGTATGGGGCCCTGATCGCGCCTTTCCTTCTACTGATGTTGGCCCGAGTTAAGGAAAAAAGAAAATGCCCGATTACAGCAACCTCGCGATGGTCAAGGATGGCGTGATCTCGCGCGATCCGGTGCTCGATAACTTGTATGGTCTGACCGTCCAGCAGCTCGGTGATGAGTCGGTGATGACGCAGTTCGATTTCATCGCTGAAGGGCGCCGCTGGTATCCCATCGTGGACCGCTCACCGCCACTCCAGCGCTATCAGAGCTATGACGGTGATGGGATGTTGTCGCACGAACCCGGCGCGCTGGAGGTGACTCTAGTTCGCACCGTCCGCGACTGGACCGCGCAGGAGATCCACGACTTCAAGGTTAACTCGATCCGCCACATCACGAAGCCGGCCTTCCGCAACCGCTTCACGCTGGACGAGAAAATCGCCTTCGAGATGGCGCAGGTGGACGACCCGACCGCGACGCAGGATGTGCGCCTGGCCGCCGCCGCCGTGCGCGTGCTGGAGAAGGATCTGGCCGCGAGTGCGTATGCCGATATGAACAACCCTGCCGTACAGGCGGGGCTCCACCAGCTCGAAGCGATTGGCGTTCTAGGCGTCGGTCGTGCTGAGGAAATCATTTGGGGTGACATCGAGCCCTACGAGGTGCCTTAATGCCGAAAGTCTCAGTTCCGAATGCTGGCGCAATCGGCGTCATCAAGGACCGCCCAGCATACGAGCTGCCACTGGGCGCGTGGTCTGGTGCGAAGAATGTGCGCTTCCTCGATGGCGCCGCGCTCCAGTTCTTCGGTCAGGGCCAAGTCTACGGCGCGCCGCTGGAAGCACCGCAGTACCTACTACAGGTGAACGTCGCTGGCTCACGCTACTGGCTGTATGCGACCGCCGGCAAGGTGGCCGCCGTCACCAACGCCAGCGGCAGCAGCGTGCACACCGACCTGACACACGTAACGCCGCGCACCGGAACCGTCAATGCCTGGAGTGGCTTCGTATTCGGTGGCGTGCCAGTGCTGAACGCTGGTGACGGCAAAGCGCCGATGTACTGGGACCAGAACCTGACGCACAGGTTTGCCGACCTCCCTGCGTGGCCGGTGAGCACCTCGTGCAAGGTCTTGAGGCAGTACAAAAACATGATGATCGCGCTGAACGTGACAAAGGCGGGCATGAACCTGCCGTACATGGTCAAGTGGTCGAATCTGGCCGTGGCCGGCGCGCTGCCCTCTACTTGGGACGAGAACGACCGGACACAGGACGCGGGCGAATTCGACTTGGCCGAGGGGCAAGACCCGATTGTCGATGGCCTTGGCCTGAAGGATTCGCTCATCGTCTACAAGGAGTCGAGCACGTATGCGATCGACTACATCGGCGGTCAGTTCATCCTGAAGCCGCGCAAGGTGTCGGGCATGAGCGGGCTGTTGAACATGAATTGCGCCGTCGAGTTTGAGGCAGGCTTCGGTACCGCGCACCTGGCGGTGACCGGCTCCGACATCGTGATCCATGACGGCTTCAGTGCGCAATCGGTGCTGGACAAGAAGGCGCGCCGGTACTTCTTCCAGAACCTGGACACGGCCAACAAGGGCCTAGCGTTCTGCGTCAAGAACCCGTTCCTCAACGAGATCATGGTTTGCTACCCGAGCATCGGCGCGACGTGGTGCGATACGGCGCTCGTCTATAACTACGTCGATGGCACGGTGAGCTTCCGCAGCCTGCCGAACGTCACGCACGCAGCATTCGGCCCGGTGGACAACAGCCTGTCCGGGTCGTGGTCGCAGGACTCGGCGCCGTGGGATTCGGACCTGACCGCGTGGAACGGCCCTGACTTCACGCCAGACCGCACGCGCGTGATGATGGGCAGCGCAGACAACAAGCTATACCTGCTGGACGCCTCGGCATCGTTCGACGGCGCGCTGCCGGACGCCTACCTTGAGCGCACTGGCCTGCACTTCGACGCGCCCGAGCGTATCAAGATGATTACGGGCGTGGTGCCGCGCATCACCGGCAACCAGGGCGGCACAGTGCTAGTGCGGCTCGGTTGGGCTGAAAATCCCGGCGACGACCCTGTATGGCTGGACCCGATGACCTACACCATTGGCTCGACTCTGCGTTGCGACGGCTTCGTATCGGGCCGCTACCTAGCCATTCGATTCCAGACCGGAACCGCGTTCTCGTGGCGCCTGGATAGCTTCGACATGGTTGTTGAAGACGCAGGGGAGTACTAAGCATGCGCCCAACCAACAGCAGCACATTCGCCTACCAGCCCTCAGCCCCGCCGAGCGACCCGGCGCAACTTCCGCGATGGCTGCAGGAGGAGGTAAACAAAATCAAGGCCGCTTACGACGCACTTGCCGATGGTTTCGATCCTGTGGTGTACGCGCCTCCGCCAAAGCCTCGTCAGGGGATGAGGCGATACGCGGACGGAACCCAGTGGAATCCAGGCAGCGGCGCCGGTTTGTATAGATACGACGGAACCGCGTGGCGATATCTCGGTTAGACGGTCTATATGCAAATTTACCGCAGTAAATTCGGCCTTGCTGCTGAGTTATCGAATAAAATATAGCTAACAGGAAAGGAGCCCAAATGGGACTTTTGAGTAGCCTTGCAGGAATTGCGGCGCCCATCGTCGGCAACATCATCGCCCCTGGTATCGGTGGCGCAATTGGCGGTGCGGTCGGTGGCCTTATCGGTGGCAGCGGCCAACCTAAATCACTTACCGCCACGAGCCAGCAGCAGATCGACCCTCGCATGGACGCCACGTTGTGGGGCAAAGACGGCTCGCAGGGTCTGATCGGCAAGTACCAGTCCTATCTGGACCAGCCGCAATCGCAGGCCCTGCAGGGCTACGGCAAGATTGCCGGTGACTACCTGAGCAATTATGGCTCGTCCGATATGGGGGCGATCCGAAATGCTGCTACTGGCCTGATGGATGGGAAGGCCGCGCCGAACGCAGGCGGCGGTGTCGGCGTCCCAGACGTGCTGTGGAATAAGTACGTGGGAGTAGACGCGCCGAAGCAGAACAATATCGACCTGACCGGTTCCTACCAGAACCTGCTGAACGGCGGCAACACGGCAGCGCTCGACAAGTCACTGCAAAGCGCAGTCAACCTGACGAACCAGTCGTTCCAGAAGAACCAGTCCAACATGACGGACAACCTGTTGCGCAACGTGATGCCGAGCATCCGCAGCAATAGCGTGCTGGCCGGTCAGTACGGCGGCTCGCGCCAAGGTGTCGCCGAGGGCAACGCGATCAGCGACTTCACGAAGCAGCTCACCGACTCGAACACGACCCTCGGCATGGCGAACAGCGCGAACACGACCGCTCAGCAGGCGCAGGCGTACCAGCAGGGCCAAGACCGCGCACTGGCGGCAACGCAGGGCCTCGGTGCCCAGCAGTACGGTGTTGCAGGTCAGAATGCGGCGCTCGGCCAGGCGTCGCAGTTCGCCAACCAGCAGGCCGGCAACAATGCCAGCCAGTTCGCCGCGTCCCAAGTGCAGAACGCCAACCAGTTCAACGCTGGGCTGCAGATGCAGCAGAACCAGCTGAATAATTCTGCCGCACTGGGCGGCGCAGGCCTGCTGAGCGGCCTGTCTGGCTCGGCTTACGGCGCCGCGACCAACGCGGACAACTACGGCATCAACCGCGCAACGCAGGTAAACGGCCTGCTGGCTCCGTACCTCGGTGCTAACTCGTCCTCGACCAGCTCGCAGCCGCTGTATCAGAACCAAGCAGGCAATGCTCTTGGCGGTGCTTTGATGGGCGGCATGCTGACCGGCGGAAGCAATGGCAGTGGCATCAACAGCGCAATCTCCGGCCTGTTCGACGGGAAAGTCGGCGACAGCCTCTTTAAATCCTTTGGCCTGGGAAGTTCTCTGTAAAGGAAAATCATGCCGGGACTACTCGACCTATTCGGCGGTGATAATCCGCAAACTCAAGGCCTGCTCGCTGCTGCTGCGGGCATCCTCAACGCATCTG